TTAGAGGAAACATATTTCAAAGTTAAGCAACATAAGCCAACTTGTATAGAAGATGTATTAATAGAAAGTTTAAAAGAAATGAAAGATTTAAGACTTCAAGTTAATCAAGCAAATAGCATTGCTTTAGAAGCAAAGACAGAGGTTGAAACAATAAAAGATGTAGTTTCATTAGACTCAAATAGTTGGAGAACAAATACACATCAACTAATTGCAAGAATAGCAAAAAAACAAGGTGGTTTTGAACATATAAATATGCTTAGAACAGAAAGTTATGAATTATTAAATAAGAGATTTGGAGTTGACCTACATAGAAGATTAATCAATAAAAGAAGAAAAATGGCAGAAGAAGGTGTATCTGAATCTAAAAGAGAGAAAGTTAACAATTTAGATGTAATACAAGATGATAAGAAGCTAATAGAGGGGTATGTGGCTATTGTAAAAGATATGGCTTTAAAATATGGAATATCAAGTGATTTAAGCAAAAATTAGGTTAAATCATGACAGTACCTTGAAAACTAAATACAGGATATTCAATTAATATGAGAAGGAGGTTTGAAAATGAGTGTAGCATTACAATTCATAGACACAAAAGACTTAGTACAAGAGTTAATGCGAAGAGATGATACAACAGACATCATCAAGATGTTTTTAGATAGAGAAGGAATTAAAAGAATGGAGTTAATGACTATAGAAGAATTTTGTGAGTACTTGAAAATATCTGATGTAACAGCTAGAAACATGGCAAGAGAAGCCATGATAACAAAAGATTTTATTGCTTTAAAAATAGGAAGAAAGTACATGATTGATAGAATATCATTTGAAGAATTTATTATGAAAAATGCAATGAAAGATAAAGATGTAATGAAAAAAAGAAAGGGGGTGATTTAGTTGAATGTAAGAGTACTGATAGCTTATACCCAATTTTGCAATGATAAGCAAATAAAAGCAAGTTTTGAAGGTCTTAGAAAATACAACGAGGGGATAACATCATGAAAACAATCTATAAAAACAAAGTTTACAAGGTAGAGAGAAACAAAGAGTTATATAAGATTACATACTATGACGAGCAGAAAAGTAACAAGAAGTTTAATAAAGATAAGAAAGTTAAAAGAAGTACATTAACAAGAGATATAGAGTTAGTTAACTTGTATTTGCCAGTAAATTTAAAAATAAAGTAGGAGGTTTAATTGTATATGGTATTTAATTTAGAGAAGTTCAAAGTAGGAAATGCAGTAAGAATAAGTTGTGAAAAATTTGGTTTTGAAATTGATTGCATTGTAGTAGTAGCAACTGAGGAGGAACTAAATCTAGCTTACTTTGATAAAGAAAGAGGCTGTATGGAGTATCAAGCATTGATACCAGAAGACCTTAGATATGATGATTATATTCTTCAAAGATTAGGTTAGGAGGAAATAAAATGACTGCTTTAATAATGGTAGGTTTATTTGCAATATGTTTAGTAGGATTAGTTCAAAATAGAGATTAAATTAAGGGGGATTAATTATGGAAAGTTTAAAAAGAATAAAAAAAATGGTTCAAAAACAATTAGTTTTAGCTGAATTAGAGATAAACAAAAATAGCAAACTTTATGAGGAACTTGGAAATAAGGATAGAGGTTTAATAGATGATATACACATGAGAGAATATCTAAGAGAAAAAGTTGCATGGGAAAGAGTAAAATATGCTATTGAAAATATTTTAGGTGGTATAAATTTAGAGATTAAATCAAAGGAACATGAAGAAAGTGAGGATTACAAGATATTTCAATTAATTTTAGAAGAACTTGAAAGAGATAAACCTATAGATGTTCAGATATAAGAAAAGAGCCTATAGCGAGGCTCAATTCAAAAACAAAAAATAAAGTTATTAACATGTATTATAGCATAAGGGGGAATAAATGAAAACAAAAAATGAAATAATTAAGGATTTAGAAGATAGATTATTTTTATTAAGATTTACAACAGTAGATGAAGTAGATTGGGATGTAAAATTTGGGCAAATATCAGCATTAGAATTTTGCATAGATAAACATAGAAAAGGATGTACTTTGGAACAATTCAAAGAACATTTAGACGAATACAAATTACAAGGGAACTATGGTGATTATATAGATGGCTTTGTGTCAGTTTTAGAAAGAAATATAAGAGAAATGGAGGGTGAACTTGTTGGAAGTGAATAATATTTACATTAAATTAATGGATGTAAGAGTCAAATTTAGCAAATTGAATTTAAAGAAAAGTGGAGAGAATAAGTTCGCTAACTTCAAGTATTTTGAGTTAGCAGACTTTCTACCACAAGCAACTGGATTACTTGAAGAAGCTAAGCTATGCCCTATAGTGACCTTTACAAATGAATATGCAACTCTAACATTAATTAATGGAGAAAACCCATCAGAACAGATTGTATTCACTTCTCCCATGAGAGATTTACAACTTAAAGGTTCTAATGAATTACAGGCACTAGGAGGTATAGAAACTTATCAAACTAGATATTTGTACATTCAGTTACTTAATATAACTGAAAGTGACACTTTTGACGCAACTAGTGGCAAAAATGAAGCTAAAAGTAATTCTAACAATAGAATTTTAACAGATAAACAATTAAGCAGGTTATATGCAATAGCAAGTAATGCAAATGTTGATAAAGAAAGTTTAAAAGAGAAAGTATTTAAGAGATTTGGAAAAGAGATAAAAGATTTAACAAAAAAAGAATATGACACAATTTGTAATGCTTATGAAAAGCAAAATCAAGAGTAGGTGATATATTGAAATTTAATAATGAAACATATTTTCACATAAATTTTGATGACCCATTTACAAGAGTACCTAACACAATACTAGATAATGAAAATCTTTCTTATTCAGCCGTAGGAGTAGTCACTCAAATGTTAAGATTTCAAAGGTCAGGTAGCCATAAAGTGTATGCAAAATCATTAATAAGCTATAGAAAAGATAGTAAGACAAAAGTAAGTAATGCCTTAAAGGAGCTTATGCAGGAAGGGTTTGTTATTAGGACACAAATAAGGGATGAAAAAGGTCAAATGAAAGGCTATAGATATGATATTTTTGATATACCTCAAAATGTAAATTCTGAAAGTGTTGAAACGACTGAATCTCAACCGTGTGCCGTTTTCCCGACTCCGGTAAAACCGGAAGCTGGTAAAACCGAAGTCGGTGAAACCGGAAGCCGGCAAAACCGAGGTCGGGAAATCGGCAACATAAAAGAAAATAGTATTAAAAAGAAAATAGGTTTAAAAGAAAATGATGTTATTACTACTGTTATTGATGAACAATCTGAAAAAAATAAGACTGTCTACATAAAAAAATATTATGAATCTTATATAGGTGTAATTACTCCAAATAACTTTCTTCAGTTAATGAGTTACTTAGATGATGGAATGGAAGCTGATGTAATAATAAGAGCTATTGATGAAGCAATAGCGAATGGAGTTAAGAATTATAAGTATGTTAAGACAATATTAAATAATTGGATAGAAGCAGGTGTAAAAACTAGTTTAGAACTTACAGAGTATCAGAACGAATTTGAAAGAAAGAAAAAGAGTAAACAGGAGAAGAAACTGTCTAATAATAAAGCTGTGAATACTCATAATGTGAATAAAAATAAGTTTGCTAACTTCAATCAGACTTTCACTCAATATGAAGAAAAAGAGCTAGATGAGATTATTAAGAAGAGTCAGAAGGAAAAATTTAAATAAAATTAAACTTCTAGGAAGTGAATATCAATATATTACTTCCTAGAAAGGAGGATTAAAATGGGTAAAATATATGCACAAAAAAATGGGTCGTTAAATGATACAGATAGATTAGAAATAGCAAGATTACTTATAAAAGCAGGTTATACAGTAAGACTCGATAAAGAGAAGGAAAATAATAAGAGTATTAGTTGTGTAGAGTATTTTATAAAAAAAGAAGAATAAAGAGTCTAGTTGAAATATAGGAGGTCTAAAAGTGAAATATGAATGTGGGAAAGCTTTCTTAGAATGTGATAAGGGAAGTTTTGAGATAAATGATACAAGAATCGAAGAAGTAATGTTTGAGAGTACAGAAATAGACAATCCGTTTGAGAGAGTAAAATATGAAGGAACTTTTACAATAATATCTGGATGGGATTCTTTATTGAGAGATATATTGTGGCTTAAGATATTGCATTTATCAGCAGTTGTAGCAAAAATAATGCAATATAAAATGTTAGGTATTTTAATAAGGGAGATGTAATAAAATGGCTAAAATTTGGATGGATGCAAATGAAGTTCTAAGTAAAACTATGGATTTAGAAGATATGTTTGAACTTAATTTAAGAGCAATAAGAAAGAGAAATGAAATTGAGAAACAAATAAAAGATGAAGATTCAGAAATAAAAACTACAAATCGTGGTGGACCAGGGAAAATTATAAAAATTTTCAATATAAATACTGGAGAGGTAAAGATTCTTAAGAGTGCTGAAGAAGCAAGTAGATATATAAAGGTTAGTCGTAGCTATGCAAGTTATTTAGCTAGAGAAAATAAATCAACTGAGGATGGTTGGAAAGCAGAGTATATTCAAGAGGTGTCAGATGGTATTAGCAAATGTGGAACAAGTAATTAAGTTAGCTGAAAAGATATTAAATAAGAAAAAGTGTTCTGTTAATAAAGCTATTGATATAGCTATAAAAATATTAAGTAAATATGAGTGCGAGGGGATGATTAGAAATGAGTTTAATTAAGTATAGAGGTTATGATTTTGAGAATGAGAAGTGGATTTATTCAGCAACAATAATGTGGAGTGATGCAGTAGATTGTTTATTTATGCTAAAAGAGAATTGCGAATGGCAAAGAGTATGTAATGTTGGAGTATGCTCTGGAGAATGGGCTAGAAACAATCAAGAAATTTGTGAAGGGGATATATTGAAAGAATATGATAATTTCCATGATACAAGTCAATATGGAATTGTAAAAAGAAGTTTTAACAGCATTAAAATATATTTGGAATGGCATTATTTAAAGAAACTTGAAGGAGAATGGATAGAGCTTATAAATAAAACAGAAATATATCATAGCAGAGATTACAAAATAGTTGGTAATGAATATGAGAACTTAGAGGAAGTCAGAACAGAGTTCTTAGAACGTAAGGAGATGTTGGAAAATGAACATCTTGGCTAGTGTGCTACTGATAGGAATTAGTTTTATAGCTGGTAGAGTTTATGAGTATAGATTGAATCTCAAAGAGTGTGAAAATTGCGACAATAAAAGAGGTGTATAAGAATGGATGATAGATTAGAAATGATAAATGCTTCTGTAAATTATATACAGATGATATGTGAAAGTTCAAATATAGCTATTATAGCAGAGCATGACCGAGTTAGAATATTGGATTTAGAAACTAAAGAAAAATATGATTTATTAAAAAATAAACTCGAGGAAATGTTAGAAGAAATATAAGTGAAAATATCTAATTAAAACAGTTTAGAGAGTTGCAAAATGTCTTTTGGTATAAATTATTGTTGAAGTGTTTTGTGACTCTCAAAAATGAAAATAAGGAGGCGTTGTATTGCTTACATTTTTAGATTTATTCGCAGGGATAGGTGGCTTTAGGCTAGGGATGGAAAAAGCAGGACATAAATGTTTGGGACATTGCGAATATGATAAATTCGCAAATTTAAGTTATAATGCCATGCACAAACCGAAGGAGGATGAATGGTTTGAAAGAGATATTAGAGAAATTAGAACAGAAAATATCCCAAGAGCAGATGTCTGGTGTTTTGGATTCCCATGTCAAGACATTTCTGTTGCAGGGAAACAATTTGGATTCAGAGGAGAACGTTCAAGTTTATTTTTTACAGTTACAAAACTTATTAGAGAACTCAAAGAAGAAGATAGACCCAAGTATTTACTTATTGAAAACGTTAAAAATCTACTTAGTGTTAATGGAGGATTTGATTTCCTCAAAGTTCTCGTTGAACTGGATGAAATCGGCTATGATGCAGAGTGGCAAGTTCTTAATTCTAAAAACTTCGGAGTACCCCAAAATAGAGAACGAATATTCATTGTTGGACATTTTAGAGGACGAAGTACACGAAAAGTATTTCCTATCGAAAGAAAAAGTGGAAAAAATCTTGAGCAACTAAATAATCCAACTCATAGTACAAATAGAATTTATGATGCAGTTGGAATTGCTAGATGTATTAGAAGTCAGGCAGGAGGTGGAGGTGCTAAAACAGGTCTATACTTTATAGACTTAAATAAAAACTCTAAAGTAACAATAAATGCTAGATGCCTTAAAGCAAAATATAATGCAGGTGTGACAAATAGAAATTGTGATAATAGTGGAGTTTTAGTTAATGCAGTTTTAACGCCCGATAGGGTAAATAAAAGACAAAATGGTCGTAGAATTAAAGAAAGCGGAGAACCAATGTTCACATTGACAGCTCAAGATAAACATGGAATTTTGAAAAATGGAGATATAAGAAGGTTAACACCAAAGGAATGCTTTAGGTTGCAAGGATTTCCGGATAAATATTACGAAAGAGCAGCAAGTGTATGCTCAGATAGTCAATTGTACAAGCAAGCAGGAAATGCTGTTACTGCAAATGTTGTATATGAAATAGCAAAAAGAATGGGCTAAAAGTTGCAAAAAGTTGCAAAATGTCTTTTAATATGAATATTTTTGAAGTGTTTTGTAACTCTCAAAAATGAAAATAAGGGGTGGGATAAATGTATGAATATATATTAAGATGGCAAATAGGATTATCGTTAGAAAATAGAAAAATACATTATACATATGGAAGTAAAGAAGCTTTAAGAAAGAAAGCAAAGGCATTGGCTAAAGATGAAAATATAGTACTAATAACTATAGATAAGGTAGATGAAGTTATAAAAAATACTATAAGCGAGAAGATTATAGAACGCTTTAAAAATTTATAAGGGGTGAAATTATGATAATACACAAATTTATAATACATGTTTTAGATAAGAATAGCGATACACCAATACTAAATGACTTTGAGGGTAGAGTCAGTCAAGATATTGAAGCTTTCTTTCAAAAGAAGATAAGCAAAGTATCAAGAGATAATGACATCAGAACAGCAGTATTTAATGACTATAGTAACAATCTAATTAAGAAGTGCTGTGAACAAATTATTTATGATGAAAGTTCATTTTTAAATAACTCTAAAGAGATTGCAGCTTATTTATTTGATGTTATGAAGCTTAATGCTACATTAGAATCTTGCGACTTAGCAATTTGTTTATACTCTCAAAAAGATGAAAAGAAAGTTGCTATATTAAAGCTTGATTATAACAAGTCATATACTCATTCAATCGAGTTTAAAGATGATAAATTTAACATACAAATGTCTAAAAATGAAATTAACATACAAGAGACTAAGACAGTCAAAATTGCTGCTTTGGTTGGATTGAGTGGAATGAATGACGAATACCATTTAAGAGTATTAGACAAGGATGCAGAAAAGGAAGAAGCTAATTCTAAGTTTGTTACAGAGTTTCTAAATGCTACTAAAGTGAAAGATGACAAGTACAAGACTAAGATGTTTAAAGCTTTTGTGGACTCTTATATAGCACATTTATATAGTGATATGAAGCAGGGCGAAGATGTAAGAGGAATGTTACTTTATATGTTAAGAGAAAAACAAAAACTTGATATAGATGAGTTTGCTGATAAGGCGATAAAGGATGATTTAAAAGATAGTTTTAAGGACCATATAGAAGAAAAAGGGATTGAAAGTTTTAATATTGATAAAAAATGGGTTGAAAAGAATTTAAAAAATAGGCATATAAAAACAGATACAGGTTTTGAGATAAAAGGCAAGATGGATGATTTTGAGGATTTTATGAAGTATGGTATTAGACATAATGGAAATGGGACTATAGATATAGTTATTAAAAATGTTCATTTCTATAATGAGAAGTAGGTGCTCATATGAAAATAGGCTTAATAGATGTTGATGGACATAACTTTCCTAATTTAGCACTTATAAAAATATCAGCATACCACAAAAAATTAGGCGATAAAGTGGAATTTGTAAATTTCTTTGAAAAATATGACAAAGTATATAAAACTAAAGTATTTACTTTTTCAGATGATGATTACACAGTTATAAACGCTAAAGAAGTTGTGCAGGGTGGTACGGGATATAACTTACAAAATAAATTGCCATCAAAGATTGAATTTATGTATCCAGACTATGATTTGTATGATATTAAAAATGTTGATTATGGCTACTTAACAAGAGGATGTCCTCGAAAATGTTCATTTTGTATTGTTTCAGAAAAAGAAGGTAGCAAAAGCTATAAAGTAGCCAACTTAAACCAGTTTTGGAAGGGGCAAAAAGAGATTAAGCTATTAGACCCTAATATTTTAGCTTGTAGTAAGTGGGAAGAACTTTTAAAGCAACTTATAGATAGTAAAGCTTGGGTTGATTTCACTCAAGGACTTGATATAAGGATTATGACAGAGAAAAAAGCAGAAATGATTAACAAAATTAAAATAAAACGAATCCATTTTGCGTGGGATAATTACGAATTTAACACATACAACAAGTTAAAAGAATTTAGAAGTAAATTGAATTTTAAGAAGCAAAAATTAGGTGTTTATGTTCTTACTAATTTTAATACTACTTTTGAGCAAGATTTAGAACGTATTTACAAATTAAAAGAGCTAGAATATGACCCTTACGTGATGATATTCGAAAAATGGAAATGCCACCATGAGTATAGAAGGTTGCAAAGATGGGTTAATAATAAAATTATTTTCAGAAGTGTAGATAAATTTGAAGATTATAAGGGGTGAGCATATGACTAATAAAGAAATGTGCAAGTTAAATAATCTTGATGAAAGAGAAGTGTGTAAGGAATTTGGGAAAAAGATTTGTGCTAGTTGCATAAATGATAAAAGAGATTGTGAGAGTAAAGATTGTGATGCAACATATGAAAATTGGTTGGAGAAGGATGCTGAAAGATAATTATAAAAATAAAGTCAAGGTAAGCTTGTGAATGAAACTAAAAGTTTCTAGACTTACTTTGACTTATAGGAAGGAGGTGAGATTATGATTACTACTCAAATGTATAAGATAAATAATGAGATATTTCTAAATGATTTATGTTTAGAAGAAAATAAGGAAATGACCATATGGGTAGAAAAGAATAAAGATACACATGAATTTATATGGTTAAAAATAGCGAATATAAATGGCAAGTTAGCTATATTTGTACAAGATATTGAAAATGCAGTAATAAAAGAATGGCAAGGTCAAATAGCATATAAAAAAGTTATATATCAAATAGAATATGAACAAGTTGAAAAAGGTGAAATAGACTAAAACTTTTAAAGGGTGTGAGCTTATGATACATGAATTAAAAATATTACCTCAATATTTTAAAGAAGTTGTAAATGGGAACAAAAATTTTGAAGTTAGGAAGAATGATAGAGGTTTTAAAAAAGGCGACTTGTTGGTGTTGCAGGAATTTGATGGAGAAAAATACACAGGTCTTGAGATACGCAAAGAAATTACTTATTTACTTGATAATAGCAATTATCTGCAAGATGGGTATGTTGTTTTAGGAATAAAATAAATGTTTTGTGACTAGGAAGTGAGTTTATGAAACGAAGAAGATGCAGTTGGTGTGGTAAGTTATTTTATCTTAAGGAAAAATCTAAGGAGATTTATTGTTGTAAGGAATGTAGAAAGAAGGCTAATAAGAAAAATAAATAGTGGAGGTATTAATATGCAAAAAGATATTTGGTTATATAGTTGGGATGATGAATATTTTGCAAGTGATGAATACGAAAGTAAAGAGGAAGCTATTGAAGCAGCTAAGAAAGAACTTAAAATGACTGGAGAATTTCAAAAAATAGTTTATGTTGGAAAAAAAGAAGAAGTTGATATTCCTGAAATAGATGCAGAAGAAATATTAGAGCGTGTTCAAGATAGAATTGATGACGAATATGGAGAGTGTGGAGAAGGTTGGATAACATATATAAAAGAGGAAGATATAAAACTACTTGATAATAGATTGAATGAAGTATTTTCTAAATGGATAGACGAATTTGGATATAAATCATTTTGGTTTGTTGTTACAGATACAGAAGAAATAGAACTAAATGAGGTAGCAAATGAAAGTTAATTTTGTAATAGATGGAGAACCAGTTGGGAAAGAAAGACCTAGAATGAACTCTATAACTAAAAGGACCTATACACCTAATAAGACTAAGAGTTATGAGGAGTTAATAAAATGGCTGTATCAATCTAAAGTTAAACATTACTTTGAAGGTTATATAAAAATGACTTTAAGATGTTACTATTCTATAGCTAAAAGTAACAGTAAAAAGGTTAAGGAGCAAAAAAGAAATAATGTGTTAAGACCTAGTAAGAAACCCGATATTGATAATGTAGTCAAGGTTATAGCTGATTCACTAAATGAGATAGCTTATAAAGATGATACACAGATTGTTGAGGTCATAGCTAGTAAATATTACAGTGATAGACCCAGAGTTGAAGTTATACTAGAAGATATTTATTAGGACAAAGTAGATTTATTTTGCCCTAATTATATAAATAAATTAAAGAAATTTAATAATGTAGACAATAATAAATGTTAAAAATAATAATGAAATAATCCATATAAAAGTATGTTTTTTAAAAGGGTATATTTTGTTTAGTTTCCACATGATAACCCCAATAGAAAAGCATATTAAGAATATTAGAAGTAAACATATTAAATACATTAAAAGCAAGATTATTGTAGATAACATAGATTGACCCCCTAAATGTTAAGTAATGTAAGTTAAGCATACTATGTGATGTTAATAGTAACAATATGTTTTTTAGAATTGTAAATAAATTGAAACAATCTATTCAAAAAGAAAAGGAGTGCTCCCACACTCCAGTTGTTAAAAATCTAAAATTGTCATCACTATATTATTATAACATAACTGATAGGAGTGTGTGAGTATGTCTAAAACTAAAAAAGAGTTTTTTAATGCAACTAAGAAACAACTTTCTAATTATAAACAATTAAGTACAAATATAATAAAACTAAAAAATGAAATACAAATGTTGAAAGATAATTCGGTTGGGGATTTAATGAAAGGGATAAGTTATGATAGTGTCAAAACAGGTAAAACAAACAAAACTAGCAATATGATTGAGGATGCTATTGTTAATGTATCAGACTTAATAACAGAAAAAGAAATAGAGTTATATGAAGCAGAAATAATTAAATCTACAATAGATTTAGCCATAAGAAATTTAAAACCTATACACAGACAAATTATTGAACTTAAATATATAGATGGTCTAATGTGGCAAGAAATGGTTGATATAGTACATTTAGAAGAAAGACAATTAAGTGTAAGAGCTAGTCAAGCTATTAGCTCAATATCAATAGCACTGTTTGGGAAGAAAGCATTAATAGAGCAAGAACCACTTTTTGAATTGTTAGATTACAAACTAAATTAAAAAGTAAGAGTAATTTTGAGTGCTGAAAATGTGCAGGTTTTTTTGTTTTAGACATGAGATAATAGTATTGTGGAAATAAAGATTTCCCTCTCAAAACTTAATATTTGACTAGGGTTAAGGGATTGCCCTAGTCACTACGAACAGACTAGGCAGGGCGTGAGGACGCTGTTAGTTCAATTCTAACTATGTTCAAAACCTATTAATACACTATATGTAGTAGTTGAATTAAGACTAAAATCTCATACAATTTTATCTTAATTCAGAAGTCTAAAAAATCGGGTGGGGCTTGGTAACCTCACTCACCATGCAAGGACTGGAGTTTAATCTAAGTTCGATTCTTAGAACTTGCGACATAATATATGTATCCCCTACTAAAAAGACTAAGTTTGGGTAAGCTTAGTCTTTTATTTTTTTACAGGAGTATTATAATATGAATGATTTAAGAGGAAAGATAATAAAAGAATTAGATGAATTTAATATAGATGCAGATGATGAATTTTTAGATTATGGAGTTGAATATGTTGAGAGTTTTACAGGGAAAAGTGCCATTAGTGAAGATTCATTGATAAGGGGAGTAATTCTTATGGCAAATTATATAGTAAATATGGAAAATAAAGAATAGAAAAAGGAATATATTTTAAGAACTCTAAACAGGGTTCTTTTTATATTTAAAACAAAGTGAGGTGGTGATGTGGCTAAATTAACTGAAAAACAAAAAAGGTTCTGTGATTATTATATTGAAACTGGTAATGCAACAGAAGCAGCAATAAAAGCAGGATATAGTGAAAAGACTGCTAAAGTAATAGGTGCTGAGAACTTAACAAAACCATACCTAAAAAGTTACATTGATGAAAGAATAGGTCAACTTGAGTCAAACAGGATAGCTGATGCTAAAGAAGTTATGGAGTATTTAACTAAGATAGTAAGGAATGAAGCAAAAGAGGAAGTGGTTGTAGTTTCTGAATATGGTCCAGAAATAATAAAAAAAGACGTAAGTATAAGAGATAGGAACAAAGCTGCTGAATTATTAGGTAAGAGGTATAGGTTGTTCACTGATAAGGTAGAAGTTGAAGGAGCTATCCCTATAGTTATAACTGGAGATGATGAAATTGAAGATTAAGAAAATAAATATAGCAAAGCTAGTAGGTAAGGGGTATAAAGACTATTGGAGATTTAAGGGTCGTTATAGAGTCTGCAAAGGTTCAAGAGCTTCTAAAAAATCAAAGACAACAGCTTTATATTATATTACTAAGTTAATGCAACATCCAGAAGCTAATTTATTAGTTGTGAGGAAAGTGTTTGGAACATTAAGAGATAGTTGTTATAAGGAACTCAAATGGGCTATACATCAGCTAGGAGTAGATAATTATTGGGATAGTACAACTAATCCACTTGAAATTACATATATTCCTACAGGACAAAAGATATACTTTAGAGGATTTGATGACCCACTTAAAATTACCTCTATTACTGTTGATGTTGGAGTACTTTGCTGGTGTTGGATTGAAGAAGCTTATGAGATAACAGATGAAAATAGTTTTAATATGTTAGATGAAAGTATAAGAGGTAAAGTTCCAAGTGGATTATTCAAACAAATAACAATGACCTTTAATCCTTGGAATGAGCATCATTGGATTAAGAAAAGATTTTTTGATACAAAGGATAAGGATATACTTTCAAAGACTACTAATTACCTCTGTAATGAGTTCTTAGATGATGCAGATAAGAAAGTATTTGAAACTATGAAAAAGAACAATCCAAGGCGTTACAAGGTAGCAGGACTTGGTGATTGGGGTATTGTTGATGGATTAGTATATGAAAACTGGGAAGAGAGAGTATTTAATATAGACACTCTTATAGAGCAGAATATCAAATCAGCTTTTGGGATGGACTTTGGTTATACTAACGACCCAACAACTTTATTTTGTGGTTTAGTGAATGAACCTTCAAAAGAGATTTATGTATTTGATGAAATATATAAACATGGTATGTCTAATGAGAAACTTTATAGAGAAGTTAGCAGGAAAGGATATTCTAAAGAACATATAACAGCAGATTCAGCTTCTCCAAAAGATATAGACCATCTAAGAGAGTTAGGGTTAAGAAATATAAAAGGTTCAAGAAAAGGAAAAGACAGTGTAAATAATGGCATTCAATATATACAAGATTACAAGATTATAATACATCCTAAATGTGTAAACTTTTTAACTGAAATAAGTAATTATACTTGGGATAAAGATAAATTTGGAAATAAGATTAATAAACCTATAGATGATTTTAACCATTTAATGGATGCTATGAGATATGCACTGGAAGATTTCATAAAAGGAGAGGTGTTTAGTTTTGATTAATCTTTTAAGAAAGGGGGTAGCTAAACTGAATAATATTCTAAATAAACCACTAAAACAATCAGCAAACAATTTAAAATATATAGAGTATGAAATAAATAAATGGAAAACATCAAACACTAGAAAAGAGCAGTTACAAGGTGATAAGTATTATAAAGGTGAGCATGATATTTTAAGGCGAAAACGTACTGTTATTGGAGAAGGTGGGAAGCTGACAGAAGTTGAAAATCTACCAAATAATAAAATAGTAGATAATAAATATGCTAATTTAGTAGACCAAAAAGTCAATTATTTGTTAGGGAAACCACTTACTTTTCAGACTAAAAATGAAATATATAATTCTTTATTAAAAGATATATTTAATAAGAAGTTTCTTAGGACTTTCAAAAATCTTTGTGAGGAGTCTCTAAATGGTGGTATAGCATGGTTACATCCATACTATAGTGAAGATGGTAAATTAAGCTTTAAAAGGTTTCCATCATATGAAGTATTACCTTTTTGGAAAGATTCAGAGCATACAATATTGGATTTTGCAGTTAGATTATATGAAGTAAAAGCATATAGTGGAGCAAACGAAAAGATAATTGAGAAAGTAGAAGTTTACTCAAAGGAAGGTATCAAGAGATATATTTTACAAGGAATGACTTTGATAGTTGACTCAGAAAGTCCATACTCTTCTTATTTAGTGGTTGAGACTGATGATATTCATGAGGAACTTAATTGGGATAGGATACCATTAATACCATTTAAGTACAACAATAAAGAAATACCACTTATTAAAAGAGTTAAGAGTTTACAGGATGGTATAAATATTATGTTGTCTGATTTTGAGAACAATATGCAAGAAGATGCTAGAAATACAATACTGGTACTTCAAAATTATGATGGTCAAAATCTAGGAGAGTTTAGAAAAAATCTAGCACAGTATGGAGCTGTTAAAGTTCGTACTGTAGATGGGGCAGTAGGAGACTTAAAAACACTAGAGATAAAAGTAAATTCTGATAACTATAAATCTATATTAGAAGTATTTAAAAAGGCATTAATTGAAAATGGTAGAGGATATGATGCTAAAGATGATAGAATGAGTGGAAATCCAAATCAAATGAATATACAAAGTATGTATAGCGATATAGATTTAGATGCTAATGGTATGGAAACTGAATTTCAAGCTTCCTTTGAAGAACTATTGTGGTTTGTAAATATGCACCTTTTAAATACTGGTCAAGGAAATTATGAAAATGAAGAAGTAGAAATAATCTTTAATCGAGATATATTAATAAATGAAACAGAAAGTATTTCTAACTGTCAAAATTCAGTTGGGTTATTATCAGATGAAACTATTATATCCCAGCATCCTTGGACTATAGATGTTAGGCAGGAATTAGAAAAGAAGAAAAAGCAGGAAGAAGCTCAAAGAGAGTATGATGATTTAATTCCTAATAATCAAGATGGTGTTATAGATGAAACATAAAGATTATTGGAGAAAGAGATTTGAACAATTAGAAGAAGCTCAAAACAATAAAAGTGTAAAATATTATCTTGAATTAGAAAAGCAATATAAACTAGCTATGAATAGTATAGAAAAAGATATGTTAGCATGGTACAACAGATTTGCCAAAAATGAAGGAATATCTTTATTAGAAGCTAAGAAACTACTAAATACAAGAGAACTAGAAGAGTTTAAATGGAGTGTAGAAGAATATATTAAATATGGTAAAGAAAATGCTATAAATCAAAAGTGGATGAAAGAGTTAGAAAATGCTAGTGCAAGAGTTCATATAACAAGGCTTGAAGCTTTAAAGTTACAAATACAGCAACAAGTAGAAGTTTTATATGGAAATGAACTTGATGGTATTGATAAACTAATGAGAGATATTTATACAAGTGGATACTATCATACAGCTTTTAATGTTCAACAAGGAGTAAACGTTGGTTGGAGTTTAATGAGTCTTGATACTAATAGAATAAATAAAATTATCTCTAAACCATGGGCAACAGATGGATTAAACTTTAGTGAAAGAATTTGGGGTAAGTATAGACCTACTTTAGTAAATGAACTACACACTAAGCTAACTCAATCAATTATTAGAGGTGAAAATCCAAAAAATTTAGTAAATGACTTTGCTAAGAGATTTAATGTATCTAAATCACAAGCTAAGAATTTGATAATGACTGAATCAGCTTTCTTTGCATCAGCAAGTAGAAAAGATTGTTTTAGTGATTTAGATGTAGAGAAATATGAGATTATTGCTACATTAGATTTAAGAACTTCAAATATATGCAGAGAGTTAGATGGAAAAATATTTGATATGAAAGATTATCAAGTTGGAATAACAGCTCCACCATTTCATTGTCGTTGTAGGACAACAACAGCTCCTTGGTTCGAGGATGAAGAAGGTTATAGAGCAGCAAG